CATCTACGTCCATGGACAATTCAATTGCCTTGGTGGTTATTTATATGATGTTATGGAAAGAATTGACGGGCCAATCAGCTCACCAATTTAAACATTATTGTAAATTGTCAAATTATGGGGATGACCACATCCTGTCTTGGTTACAAACTGCTCCGACTTCATGGAATAAAGAAAATTTTATTAAATGTTGTAAAAAGTGGGGCCTCACTCTTAGAGATGAGGAAACATCTGGTAAACTTGAGAAAATGGAATTTTTGTCAAAGAGTTTCAGGAAAAACACAGAGAAAGATAACATTTTGTTCAAGAAATTAGTAATCAATTCAGCTATATCAATTTTCCATAATAAGAATAAATTAATTGGTAAAATGTGTGCTCCTGTGCGGAGTAATGACAGATTTTACAGAGCTAAAAGATTAATATCTTATATGGATTTGACAGCACATCATGAAGATGTGTATGACCAAATTAAAGTGTCTTTGTCCAAAATTTTACCAGCTGGCCCTTCGCCATGGCCAATTCCTACTTATGAAGATGTGATTAGGAAATGGTATGATGAAAAGAATCATTTTAAAAATTTTGATAGGGATAGAATTGAAACAGATTTTGATTTATTGGATGAAAATTATTTGGATGGAGATATGGATGATTCTGTCATTGATTACCATAATGCATTATTAATAGATATTATTAGTAGTGTTATTAGTATCATTCCTGATTTCCTGAATCCTGCGATATTTAATGCGGGTTATATAGAAGTAATTTTAGGTAAGATAAGCAAGCAAATGGCTTGGCCATTGGAGTTTTTGAGGAGACAAAATAATGTTTCTTCAATTATTCACACATTGCGGTTATCAAAAAGGACTCCTTATGAGTTTTTAGGTGAAAATAATTATATATTGAATTCTTCAGATAGTAACATATCCACAGATTCATTGTTATTTAAACACTGGTTTTGTTGTTTGTTTTTAACAACAGAACGAAAATTTAGTATAACTGGATTTGTGAATACTCTTGCTAAAAAGTTTCATGATGCACAGTTCATATTAAATGGTAAAGTGGATGAATATCAAGTGCGTCTTTGGCCTAATTGGTGGAATGTATTAGTTGTTTTTACTGCATACTATTTGCCAGATGTCTTATTACCTAAATTTATTCTCAACTTATATTTACCTGAACCTACCAGGATAATTGATCAAATTTTTAATGCCATTCTAGCTCAAGTTTGGTCAAATGTGCCAACTAATTTCAAAGAAACTATTAGCCATGTTAGGGGACTTAGAGATGGTCATAATATGGAATCAAAAGCTGTAGTTATAAATGCTGCAACTGGGACTGGTAAATCTACTAGCCTGATCTCTTTATTATCAAAAAGTGTTTTAGACTGTTATGACAAGATTATAGTTGTAATGCCAAGGAGACTGTTAGTTTTAGGAGTTTCACAATATATGAGAAACACC